GGTGAGGTCAATCTAGAGCAGAGGATGAGTAACGATCAGTTCCCTTACTTCGTACAGTATCACCCACAGAAGGTCTTGAACTGGTCTTTAGATGAGTTTGGTAAACCGTATTGGGTACTACTGATGGATGTAAAGGATTCTAACGCAGACTGGACTACCTTCGATAAGAAGAACAGAGAGAATGTCACTTATCGGTTATGGACAAGAGATGAATGGTTTGTGTTTGGGGCTGATTATGAGTTACTTGAAGAAGGCAAGCATGGATTAGGGCAAGTACCTATCGTATGTGTTAAAGATAAGCCTAGTAAGAAGGTTAAAGACTTCTTAGGGATTAGCGTCATATCAGATATATCGTTTATCGCAAGGGATGTATATAACTTATGTTCTGAGCTACAAGAGGTCATTAAGAACCAGACCTTCGCTTTCCTTGCCTTACAGGGTAAAGCTACAGACTATGATGAAACAAGTGTCGGTACGAACAGAGGGTTGATCTACCCACAGGATAGTGCTATGCCTGGTTATGTATCTCCTCCCTCACAGAACGCAGATGTTATTATGAAACAGATAGACCAGCAGATAGACAGGATGTACCAGTTAGCTAAGTTAGAGGCAGGGAGTGCTTCTCATAAAGGGCAGAACGCTATACAGCAGACTGGTGTAAGTAAAGCATGGGATTTCAACCAGACCAATTCCTCGTTAAGTAAGAAGGCCAGCAACTTTGAAGATGGGGAGATGAAGTTATGGGAGATATTCGCTAACTGGGAAGGGAAAGAGTTTGACGGTAATATCACTTACCCTAACGAGTTCTCTATTCAATCCTTAAACGAAGATCTAACAGAAGCACAGGAGATGATGAAGCTTAGTTTAGGGAAGATGGTAGATGACGAGGTTAAGAAGGTTATTATTAAGAAGAAGTTTCCTCGTAAGCCGGATGAGGAGATTGAGGAATTAGTAGCAGATATGGAATCTGCTCAACCTGTTAATGGCGGTGGAGGCCGTCTGTTTGATAGATTAAAAATTAACGCTAACTCAGGCGTGAACAAAAACGGAGGAGTAAATGAAAAAGGGAATAATTTTATACGGAATGGCGGTAATGGCTAATCTAGGTATGTTGGCAATACTTAACTTAGGGAACAAGGGTGAAGCTAACGCTGAGACTACTACAGGGGAAGCTACATTCACTCAAGAGCAGGTTAATCACATGATGTCAGACCATAAGAAGGGGTTACAGACAGAGATCGAGTTATCCCAAAAGACTATCGGTGATATGCAGACTAAGTTAAAGGCATTCGAAGTAGAGGCAGATACACGCACTCAGAACAAGTTAGAAGAAGGTAAAGAGTACGAGAAGTTAAAAGATGGATGGACTACGAAAGAATCCGAGTATAAAGGCGTTATAGATAAGAACAACACCACTATCAGAGATATGAATATCTCTAACGCTTTAACGAATGAGGTTATTAAACAGAACGCTCATTCAGATGTTGTCCAACTCGTAAAGGCTCTTGCACAGGTCGATGACAATGGTGTGGTCAAGATCAAAGGCAAGAATGTAAGCGGGGTTGAAGATTTACTCTCAGTTGAAGAGGGGTTAAAGTCGTTCTTAAAAGAACGCCCTTATTTAGTTAAGGCTAATAGCACAGGTGGCGGTGGTACTCCCCCAGCCGGAAGTGGAGGAGGAAACACAGGCGTTAGCACTGATCCTTATACAGATAGTAGGGAATTACAGGTAGCTATGGCAAGTGGAGATCGAGTAAAAATAACCGAAATCAAAGCTAGGATTGCTGCTAAGAGAGCAGAGAATCCAGCATTCTGAAAGGAACACAATGAATAAATTCTTAAACGGTTTGTTAATTAAACTGTCCAGTAATGGCGGTTTCGCTAACGAAACTACAACTACAACTTTAGATGAAGCAATCCCAACGATTGTAGAGTCTGCATTACTTGAATTGGATGATGGCGATATTATCCGTCCTTTAGTTAAGAATATCTCCTTCCCAGGGCCGGGTGTTGTTCACCAAACTCCGTTTATTAAACGGCTAACAGCAGAAACAGATACGAACCTTGCTAACCAAGCAGTTGATTCTACTACGAGTGACGAAACATCACCGTCAGCAGCTACGGTTGGTGAGCATGGAGCTACTGTCTTGATTAAAGACTTAGCTCGTATGGGTTCTGTGACTGATGTTGCAGTAGCAGCAGGGCAGTTGATTGGTCAATCTCTTGTAGTACGCAGAGAGAAAGATTTAGCGGCTCTATTCTCTAGCTTCACACCTAACCAGGGTGACGCTGATGAGGATATTGTAGTGGCTGATCTATATGCTGCTTATCTCTCTTTGAGAGAAGGTAATGCTCCGTTACCGTATAACCTTGTTATTACTCCAGGACAGTTTTGGGGTACGGTTGGTATTATCACTATGATGGAAACGGTTAGTGGTAAGATTCAATCACAAGCGTTAGGTAGTGTTCAGGAGGACTTAGCTAGAAACGGATTCACAGGAAAGATTCTTGGATTCGATATTTACACTACGACTAATATCACGACTACATCTAACAACGCTTCTGGTGCTGCTTTCTCGGCTAACGCCATTAAGTATGTGGAGAAGCAAGGTATCAAGATGGAAGTTGATAGACAGATAGTCGGTGAGGTTGGAGATCAAGTTACTGGAACAGGTTTCTGGGGAGAAGCAATCCTCCGTAACAAGTTCGGGGTAGAGATGCAATTTAACGAAGTTACCTAATCAGGTAGCTTTAATATGGGAGGGGGCTTCGGTCTCCTCCCTACCTTAAAAGGGGGAATGATGGACACAACTTACTCAGACGAAATGTCAAAGTTGGATATGATGAACCAGGGTGGTGGAGGGCTTTCACTTCCTTACAGTGAGCATACAGACCATAAGTTGGTTATGCTCTATACTCATCTCAATAAGAGAATCGGCCCAATGACATCAAGTAACGCCAAACAGACAATGATGAATTGGAATAGGGCTGGTATTGAGTTGTTCGTAAACACACCTAGAACGATCGAACAGATAGCAGAGTATAAGAAGACAGATAAGTATAAGATGTTACATGAGAAGTGGAAGAAACAGAGACAAGCAAGACAGAGACAATCTAAGAAACAAACTCCCGAAGATATGGCTAAGATGATCGCTTCTGAGACAGGTAGAGCAGTAGCGAGTGAGATGAATAAAGCCAAAAGGGGTAAGAAGAATGTCGCTTCTTGAGAGTTTAAAAGAGTCACAGAAAGGGTTAGCGGTATTCGGTAAAGTTAAGTGTCCGGGGCATTACCAGTTAAAACCCGGATATACTGGCTTTAAGATGATCCCTAACCCCCGCACCAAACACATGACTGAGTATGAAGTTCAAGCGATGAATGATCGCTATAACATGAAACTCAAGATGTGGATATTCGCAAGAGATAAGCAAGGCAATAAGGTACAGGACTTCAACCATTACTACCAGCCGGAAGTATCGAAGGCTTGGGCTGTAGAGCATATCTACGATCCACTCAACCCTATATGTGTAAAGTGTAGGGGTAGATGTTTCCCGGAAGGTGTCGGGAGTGTAAACGCTATGTCTATTAAGAGGTTAGTTAACGGGAAGAACTTGCAAATATCAGAATGAGCCTATCATAATTCTGAAAGTTTATGTTTAAAAGCCCATGTATAATGAGAGGGGCAAAGATTTCTACATTGTGCAGGTTTCTCACAGAAACACATTTCTTTACTCTTTCTAGGCAAAGAAAGGCGTATCTTTATCTCTTGTACTTTGTCAGAAGAAAGCCTTTTCTTATATCCAATGTCTTTATGGTGTGCTTTCATATGAAGCGAGTGATTACTAACAAGCTCCAAGTTCTCTATTCTGTTATCTGTTTTGATACCATTCTTATGATGAATAATCTCAGAACGAAGAAGTTTTCGACCAAGATGTTTCTCCATAATATATCTATGTTCAAGAACCCTCTTAGTTCCAATATGAACTCTCATATAACCATATTTTGTTATTTGAGGGATTCCTTTCTTCAAGTTAGGCCAGTTTGGAGAAATGTCATAACTCTTATGTCTAGAGTATCTGCTTATATGTGCTCTACATATTTTTCCATCTTTCTTCTTAAGTATGTTTTTGCACCCAGCGATTTTACAAATCTGACCTTCCATACTAAGGATTATAAAGCATTATGACAGGCGTGTCAATAATTGTTCCAGCTAGAGAAGAAGAATACCTAGAGAGAACTGTCCGTAATGTTCTTGATAACGCTAGAGGCGAGATCGAGGTCATTGTAGAGTTGGATGGATGGCTTCCTGACCCTCAGATACACCTTAATGATGAGAGGGTTATCTTCGTACACCACAAAGAGGTTATAGGACAGAGGGCGTGTATCAATCATGGTGTAAGTATCTGTAAGGGTAAGTACATTATGAAACTAGATGCTCATTGTGCTGTTGATGAAGGGTTTGATGTTAAGCTTGCACAAGACTGTGAGTATGACTGGACAGTAGTACCTAGAATGTACAACCTCGATATAGAGACCTGGAAGCCTAAGTTACACAAAAAGACTGAGTATATGTATATCACAAGCCCTGATGCTGATAAGCCTTTCAGGGCGATGTATTACCCTCGTAAACATAAGCCTAGAAGTGAGAAGTTGATTGATGAGACAATGTGTAACATGGGGCCTGGATGGTTCATGCACAAGCAGAGGTTCTTAGATCAGGGCGGGTGTGATGAGAAACACGAAGGGGGATGGGGGCAACAGGGTATAGAGGTATCTCTTAAAGCTTGGCTGTCAGGTGGGAAGTTAATCGTTAATAAGAAAACATGGTTCTCCCATTGGTTTAGGGGTGGAGTTAAGCAGTATACAGGACGCAAGGGGTTTCCGTATAAGATAAGCGGTAGTCAGATAGATAGGGCAAGGTCTTATTCAAGGGATTTATGGATTAACAACAAGTGGGAAGGGCAGACAAGGACATTAGAGTGGTTAGTAGATAAGTTCAACCCCCCAGGATGGAATATGAGGAAAGATTTAACAATACTGTTCTATACGGCTAATGTAGCTCAGAAGAGGATGTTCGATAATGCGGTAAGAAGCCTCAAGAGGTTTAACTACCCTATTGTATCGGTATCACAAGAGCCTATGGATTTAGGTACTAATATCGTAGTACCTAAAGAAAGGTCTTTAGAGAACATATATAGACAGGTCTTAATAGCCGCTAAAGCCGCTAAGACTAAGTATGTAGCTCTGTGTGAAGATGACTGTCTCTATACCAAAGAACACTTCCTGCATACACCAAAGAAAGACTTTGCTTATAACCTAAACAGATGGCTGTTACATCTTAAAGAGGGTGTTTATTCTTACCGTAGACGGCCTGTATTGTCTCAGTGTATTGCTGATAGGGAGGCTTTGATTAAGTGTTTGGAGGAAACCCCCGGGAGAACAGGCGAGATGGGGTATTGGGATAAGAAATATGAGTATGAGACTTTTGAGACTCCTGATCCAAACTTAGTTGTAGTACATAAAGACCATACGGCTAAGGGAAGGAAATTGTTAGGTAAAGATGCAGAGCCTTGTACAGAGTTAAAGCCCTGGGGAGATATTGGTTATTGGTTAAAGAAGTTTCCTGTTAGAACGGTTGCAGATACACATGGTAAGCCGGAACTAAAGAGCCAGATACCGTATGTTCATGGGAAGCCGTATAGAATAAAGGATATACTAGACAACTTAGAATGGTTCTGGGATTACAGGAAGATGGTCAGGCTGCCTCTTTATAAACACTGTCTACAGTTCTTTAAAGATGTCCACAATGGTAAGACATTTACAGAAGATGAATTGAAAGCCCATCCGTATTTCCAATACTTACTTGCAGGGTGGAACGAGCCTAATAATCCTAAGATTATATCAAGATGTCTATTCCACATGATAGACGGAATATCTTTATACAACGACATCAAGAAGAATGGTATGAGGGCTCCTGTAGAGGTATGGAGAGACGAGAAGCGTAATAAACTTAATATCCATAGAGGGCTTAGAAGGATAGCTATTAAACACACTCTTGGACATAGAACAATACCAGTGAGGGTGTTTAAGAACAGGTCAGTCCTTGAGAAGCTACAGGTAGACCCACAAGGAGAGCCAGACAACTCTATACATGGTATCGCTGTAAAGCAGTTCACTAAAGAATCCCACAGAGGTACCGATAAACACTGGATTCATAACTACACACCTATATACGACAGATACCTAGCAGATAAGAGAGATAAATATAGGAAGGTTTTAGAGATAGGAGTTTCTCATGGCGGGTCATTGTTATTATGGCATGATGTATTCCCTAATGCTCATATCTATGGGGTAGATAAGGACACTAGTAGGGCAAGGTTAGTCTTAGACAATCCGAGGGTTACATTATTACAAGGTATGCAGGGAGATGATAAGTTCTTTAAAGAGGAAGTCATACCACATGGGAAGTGGGATTTGATTGTAGATGATTGTAGTCATAAGGCTTCACACCAGAAAGATACCTTAGATTTATTGTGGGATAGTGATACTGGCGAGGTACAGAAGATAAGATTGCTATGAATAAGCTGAAAGAGATGGTAGATGATCTTAGTGATAAGCTAGAGATTGAGTTTGTTAGTTTCTATTATAATATAGTGTTCATAGGGAAAAGATGAAGATAAGCATAGTCATACCTGTCTTAAATAGCCATGAGATACTAAGGCGGCAGCTCATACATATGGAGAGGTTTGTACAGGATGATACGGAGATTATTATAGTAGATGATGGTAGTCAACCAGCAGTCCTCTCTATCCTACATCAGTCTTAAGTAATAAACACAATCTGGAAGGATTCATGGATTGAAATATAAAATGAAAGCAGATTCAGATAGAGAAAGAAATTACAAAGAGTTCAATGTCTTGTATGAAAGAAAGTATCCGGGATGGATAGGCCCGTCTATAAGCTTCCCAGGGTGTAGCGAGGAAGAGGCAGAGAAAGGTTGCGGATGTTGGATGTGCCAGCTTGAAGAGTTGAGGAGGGAATTTGCTTAAACTCAGTATTGTCATACCCGTGCTCAATTCACATGAAATACTAAGGCGACAGCTTATTCACCTCAATGGTCTTGACTTAGGCGATACAGAGATTATTATAGTAGATGACGGAAGTAGCCCACCCTTACACACCGTAGATCGCCCTGAGAATCTCTGTGTGAGGTTTATTGAGACAAATGACACAAGACCATGGACTTGGGCTCTCGCACGCAACAGAGGCGCTAAGGAGGCTCTAGGAGAGTATCTCCTAATGTTTGACATAGACCATATCATCTTACAAGAGACATTGGATATGATTAAAGACTTTTACGGGCAGAAGATACACTTTAAACGGGAGTTTGGTGTCTTGACAAAGAAGGCAGAGTTTACCCAGGAGGTAGAGGAGCTGGTTAAATACGGGTTCTTAAGGAAAAGGGTTAAGACAAGAGGAGTCCAGATGACCCCGCTACCCAACAACTTCGTCATGCGTAAAGACGTGTTCTTTGCTCTGGGAGGGTACAGAGAGGATCTGGTACACCGGGCGTACCCGCAGGGAGAAGATAGACTGTTTAAGAAAGCCTGGTGCCGTTGGAAAGCAGACGGAAAAGGGACAGAACATCCGGATAGGCCAACGATATATATGATACCCAACGGCTACAAGTGCGGCAACGAGCATGTGGACTTTAACCCGTTTAGTTTATTCCATACACTAACAAGAGCAACAAGAAGAAACCATTGGCATAGGAGGAGAAATGTCTGACCGAACAAAGGTACAAATTCAATTTAAGAAAGCTATCTGGATATGTAGCAACTGCGCTCAAGAGGACT